CTCCCACGCCGTTGGTGCGCTCTGGCGAACCCCGTCAATACGCTCGTGGTGTGTGTTCAACCACCAGCTTTTGATATCCTTGAAACGGTATATCCACGGTTCCCCGTGCTCATCATCGGTAATCGGTGTGCGTATCTGTGCCTCGCGGGATTCCGGAGAATGATAATACCAATCATACCCTTCGCCCCCCATGATGTTCGACTTTAGATAATCCAGATTGTAAATCGCACCAGCATCCGCATCCAGATGCGCATACCCCTCGCGCCAATCCGACAACGGCATATAGTTGTCGATCCCGATAAAATCGATATTCACATCAGCCCACAGCGCATCCAGATGGAACAACCGGTCATTGCTGCCATCTTGTGGCTGATAACCGAAATATTCAGACCAGTCCGCCGCATATGAAATCTTGGTGCCTGCGCCCAGAATGCTGCGCACATCCGCGGCCAACACGCGCAACGCTTCAACCACAGGAAAACTGCCACCAGCCCCCCTGATCTGCGTCAACCCACGCAATTCCGAACCAATCAAAAACGCCTCGACACCCCCTGCAGCGGCACACAGATGCGCGTAATGCAAAACAAAGCGCCGATACGACCACTCCGCAGGCCCGCTATAGGAAACCCCGTTGGCCGTGGCCGTGAAATCCCCAACCGCCGCCGTCCCGAAAAACGCCGCGACCTCGAAATCCGCACCTGCGGTTCCGTCAGGTGATCCACCTTGCCCCGGTGCCGCCGACAATGTAATCCGGCCACGCCAAGGCAGCGCAGGTTGCCCTACCTCTCCGGTATAAGGGTCCCACTTCGTGTTCCCCTCCAGTTGATCCATCAGGATAAAGGGATAGAAAACCACCCCCTTACCCATACCATTCATATGCGTAATCGCCTCGATCACCGATTTATCCGTCGGTGTGCCCCCATATACGGATCGCCCGTCAACCTTGGCAATTTCTTCAGCTATCGTGCGCGAAACCCCCGACACACCCCAAGGCATGCCCGTTCCGTCATCCACCTTTTGCTCAACCTTCGGCTGGATGCTGCACTCCTCACAACGCAGATCATCCCCGAACCACGACACCACCAATGAAACCGACCCGCAATTTGGCAGCTCCTCGCCCATCGCCTCGATCGACGTCACAAAATCCGTTTTGCCTGACGGGGTGTTCATATTCGCTGTGCGGTTCACCCCGAACCCTGCCGAATAATGCACAGGCGTCGTTGCCAGCGCATATTCACCCGTACCGGGGATCAACGCCACCGCCTGAACCGCCTGCGTAATATCACCCTCATCTGCATCCTGTGCTGGGCGCATTACCTCAAAGGTAAACTGCGGTATCCGGTTGCCAAATTGCCCCATCGGCAAATCTTCCAACATCACATATGCAATTCCACGATAGGCAGGGGCCAGCCCCGCCCCCTCGACCGCCTCGATCTTCGGATCTGGCATCTGGTCTTCAGAACCCGAATAAACCCGCATATTCAGATCATCCCGCGCAATCTCGATCCCGTCTGCCCACACACGGCCCACTCGTGTGATCTCGCCTTCACACAGCGCTATCGCCAGATTGACGGTATAACTAAAGGCAGTTGTCTTGGGCGTGCTTGGTGCCCCTTTGCCCCCGCCCGTCGTAGTGCTGCTTTCTTCAAACTGTGACGCCCAGATCACCTGTCCACCAATGCGCATGCGCCCGTAAACCTGCCCGACAGACGCACCCTCAGAGGCCCCCGTCAACCTAAACCGGTCCACCTGCCCCGTTTCCACAGCCTGCGATCCAGCCCCCATAATCCGCTGGTCCAGCACCCGTCCCAACGTCGCGCCGACCGCACGGCCGATCACCGCACTCGACAACCCCAGAACCGCGCCACCCACGGAAGCACCCGCCGCAAAACCGATCGATGATAAAACAATAGTCGCCATCAGAGCCCCTCCTCGGGAAACGCAAATCGCGCCACAATGCGACGCTGCCACGGGGTGCTCAGGGGGCTCTCAACCACCCCGTGCCCCGTATAGGCATGAATAAAAGTCGGGGTTGGGCCAATTTGGCCCGCTATCCCCAAATGTTTGGCAATTCCACCGGCCCGCATGCGAAACAGCAGTAAATCTCCAACTGCGCCCCCCTGCTGCACCAGCAAATGGCGCAACGCAGCACGCCACAGACGCTCCTCGCCCTGCGGCTCGGACCAATCTGGCGTATAGGCGGGTACAGCCTCCGGCTCCTCGCCATACATCTCGCGCCAGACCCCGCGCAAAAGCCCCAGACAATCTGCCCCAGCCCCCTTGGCCGAGGCCTGATGCCGATACGGCGTGCCAATCCAGCCCCGCGCCAGCGTGGCAACCTGCTCCCCGACACCTGTCATTATCCTAAGCTCCCGCCATTATTGACGCCACTTCGCGTCGGATAAGACATCAACCAGTCTTCACCCGGAATACCTGGGAACCCGCGATAATTCAGGAAATTGTTAAACTTCAAACGGCAGGTCTTGGCCCGCTTGTCACACCCCGCCTCGATGCGCACCAAATCACCCATCGCAATAACAGCGCGCAGGCTCTCCCACAGCTCAATCACCCGATGATCTTCCGTCACGCGGTCATTCTTGACAACCCCGACCAAACCCGCAGCTGCCCCGCTTAAAACCTCAAAGCGTCCATATTCAAACCAGCGTAGGTCAAACCCTGCGATATCGACAAACCGGAATATACGCGCATCCTCGACCAACTCGACAGGCAGTTCCGTCACATACCCCGGCACATCAAACCCGAACCGGCAATCCTTGTCGCCCAATACCGCCGTGCAGGGCTTCTGATACACCCGCCCCTGCGGCTGGTTCAGCGCCTCGGTCAACCCTCGCAGTTCCGCCTGAAACGCGCCACCGCTGCGCTGCAACTCGCCAATCGTGCCGCGAAACTGCAATGTGCGCTGGCCCAGATCAGCCCAGTTGACCAACCATGCCCGCACCTCGGCCCCATCAAAACGGCCCGCCGCGATATCCTCTTCGGTAATCGACACATCCGACATCGCCCCAAGCGCCTCAGTGTTGTCCACCGCCAACCCCGATGTTTGCTGCAATGCCTTTGCCGTCAGCCCTGTATCGGCCTTGAACTCTATTCCCTCGAATGAAAGTGCCATATCGTGATCGGTAAACCCGAACACCACACCATCGCGGCGCACCACGGCCCAGCATCGACACACAGTGGTAATCCCTGTGCCCAGATGCGCCTGAAACTCCGTTGAAAGCGCCATCAGACCCGTACCTCCACCACAGGTACATTGGGCACTTGCCCCGCCTGAAAACTGGCTACCGAAGTCTGGATCCGGTCGGTGTCAAACCGCACCGGCACATCAAATTCAAAACCTGCCGTGACTTCAACACCCTCGTCCGGCGGATGATCAAAGGTAACCATGCCCGTGGCTGTATCCACATCAAAATGGATGGCCTCCTGCAACAGATCCCCCTGAATACCCACCTTCACCGAACCCGCTACAGGTTTGGTGATCGGGCGCACATAGGTCCCTTCCCCCGACGCATAGGTCTTATTCAAAACAAACGCAGCCGTCACCCCGTCACCGATCGCAAATACCTGATCCTCAAAATACGGATCAACCGAAGCCTTGCCTGATTTGAAATCCGACCAGTCCTTCCAGCGAAACCCGAATAACTGACCCTGCCGTGCCTCGAAAAATGCAATCATTAACTCCACATCATCCAGCGATCGCATGCCCAAACCCGCATCATAGCGGCGGCGGGAATGGGACCAGGGCGTGTTGCGCTCCTCGAACCCGTTGGCCAGCGTCACAACCTCTGTGCGCCGCTCGGGGCCACCAACCGACCCAAAACTCAGATTGGCCGGAAACCTTACTTCATGAAAACCCATAGCACTGCCCTCCTAACGGTTACGTTGCCCGCGCCCGATAGCGCGCGTCACTTGTGCTGCAATCTGTCCCTGCGTGCGCCGGAACCCTTCGACATCAGGCGTGCTGATGTTCATTGTGATGTTCACAGGCGCGGCCCCACCATTGGCCTCAACCCCCAAACGCCCGTTCATCCCGCGGGTCAGCGGCATGATCGCCTCGGGGCCTGCCTCCCCCATCAATCCGGTGCCACCGCGCATCGGGAACGTGGTTGGCCCACTGACGATCCCTCCATTGGCAAACGGCATCACCCGGCCTTGACTGAAACTGCCGCCCTTCTCGAACAGGGAACCACCGCCAAACAAACCGCTAATGCTATTGGCAATCAAACCGCCAAAATGCTTGGTTACCGGCGTGATCGCGGCGTTATACGTCGCATTAACCATCGACTCCGCCACCTTACCCAAGGCATCCGACAACTTCAGCCCGTCAAATACCAACCCGTCAAAGGCAGATTTCAATCCGCGGCTGATACCTTTGGACAAAACATCAACCTCGCGGTTCGTCGTGGTCAGGCTGTCACGCATCTTTGACAACTCACCATCAAAGGCCGCCGTCATCGCTGTGGCACTGCCCATTGTTGTCTCAAGGGCCGCAACCTGATCGTCAAATCCGTCCAGCCCGTCCACATCACTTGTCATGATCTTTCTCCATCTTGTCCGGAAACGCTTGCGCCAACTCCTCAAGCCGCGCACGGCCCATTGGTGCATCCGTTGTCCCCACACCCAGCATCAGCATTAATTCAGCCGGGGTCAGCTGCCAGAACTGGTCTGGCCGCAACCCAAGCCCGCGAAACCCCGCCCGCATCAGCGCAGGCCAGTCAAATCCGTTCATTGCGCAGCAACATCCGGCACCGAAAATGCTCGCGCCAACAGCTCGGCTGCCACCCGGGCCGCTTCGACCGGACCACCAGCGATTTCGGCTGACAGCAAATCGCTCGCACGACCCTGCCAACCCCCGCCACGCAAACCGGCTACAATCAACGCCAGCACATCCCGGGTGCTGAACTGACCGCTTTCAAATCGTTCAACCATGCCAATCAGCGTCCCTGTTTCCAGAGACGCCTCAAGTTCGGCCAAAGCCCCAAGCGTCAGCTTGCAATTGTGCGTAACGCCATCCAGCGTCAACGCGACTTCACCAGCCCAGGGGTTCGTCATGGTGTTACAGGCGTGAATACCAGCGCACCGGCGGACGCCATGCTCAGCTCATAGGTCGCCTCGCCATTATAGCTGCCGGAATATTCAATCGACGTCATCTGGAACGCACCCTCGATGATGCCGAATTCAGGAATGATCACCTGAAAATTTGGTGTTTCACCGTCAAAGAAAATCTGCCGCGCGCGCTCATCCGTGCCCGCATCCTTGAACACACCTGACCCCGAAATAGACGCCGATTTTACACCCGCCCCACCCAGTAACTCG